ATTTATTGCTAACGGCACCACACAACTGGTCCTGATCCCCGAAAACGAAGTAGACCGTCTATTGATGGACCGCATCATGTCTGGTGGTCCTATAGAAATTGAGTACATACGCCAGCCAGTAGGTGTACTTGGTAAATCCGTCAAGGACGGCATCATCATCCGTAAGAAAATTACCCATGATACAAGTAAAACTGAAACCGTGCTATGGCTGCAAACAGATGAAGCAAATCTGGAAGAGCCACGGTAAAGAAAAGTATTGTAAAGAGTGCTGGTACAAAATGGAAAAACCCAAGCCCGTACCTGCCAGATCTGTGAAGATGCAGAAGACCATGGATGAGTACACCAAGAAACGTACTGCATTCCTGGCCCTGCATCCTATCTGTCAGGCCCGTTTAATAGGCTGTACCCAGAACGCTACCGATGTACATCATAAAGCAGGTCGTGGAGAGAATCACAACGTGATCTCTACATGGCTTGCTGTATGTCGGTCTTGCCATCAGTGGATAGAACTTAACCCAGCAGAAGCCAAAGAACTAGGCTTCTCTGAAACTCGTTTAAACTAGTATCTCTTGTGTTTCAAGGTAGACGGGTAAAATTTCCCTTGAGCCCTTGCACCGGGGCTGGGTGAGACATAGCTGACCTGCGTATTAGTCCCGACGAACTACCTCCTACTTCATATGCTAATAAGGTCAGCAGGTGGGAGGCCACTGCCAGAGTGTGGTAAGTTTTTTATTAACTGTTTCTAAAAATAACTTCTATGACTGATGTAAAACTGAAAGAACAGATAGCAGCTCTCATTGAAAAAGTTCCTCATTATAAAACTCCGTTAATACATGATGGAGAAATAATAGGTTATCCGTATTGTATAGAAACAGCTGTACAAATATTTGGAAAAGAAGTTATATCAGAACGTCACGGTATTTATCAGCTTTTTTATAAAGAATCTATGGTATATGTAGGTATGAGTAAAAACCTAAGAAAACGAATACTATATCATATACAGGATAAAGATAAAATTTTTGATGCCGCTATGATTTTTCCTCTTCCAGAGTATTCATTAAAAGAAATCCTAGACATTGAAGCCTGTATGATTAAACATTATACGCCTTCTTTAAATGTCAGCCACTTATGTAAAAATTAATTTATGATGGACAATTATGATGAACTCCTGGCTGAATATACCAGGAAAGCTAAAGAAGTAATTACAAACTGGCGGGCACCCCTCACCGTACATCTGGTAGACATTGTAAGGTCTGTCATGATGCACCGAGATGGTATACAAACTGGTGGTCATTTTGTAACAGCAGTATGTAATAATGATCTGTTTGCTGCTATAGAAAGAGCTGACTCTACATGCAGAGAACACCTGAACATCATTGTATCAGCATACCTCCATGCTCGTATAAACAACACTGTACAACATGTCTAAAAGAGACGAGATTCAACAGGAAGCCTTGGATATAGCGTTTAAACATAAACGCTGTGGCCTGGGCATTTCCATGGGTGTCGGTAAGACACTTATCGGACTGAAGTATATCAATCATTATCAGGATCTCAACATGGGTAAGCTCAACGTTCTTGTTGTAGCACCCAAGCTGAGCATCTTTGATTCCTGGAGATCTGATGCTGAGAAGTTCGGCATCAGCCTGGACAACGTAGAGTTTACCACCTATCTGTCCTTAAATAAGCTAAATCCCCATCATTATGATCTTGTGATTCTTGATGAGTGTCACAGCTTACTACCAAACCACATGAGTTTCCTGGGTATGTACAACAAAAGGATTCTCGGACTTACAGGCACTCCGCCGCGTTTTTCTAATTCTGATAAGGGTATGATGGTTAGAACATTCTGCCCCATCATGTATAAGTATATCACTGACGATGCCGTAGGTGACAAGATCCTCAATGACTATAGGATTATAGTGCACTATCTGTCTTTGTCAACGGATAATACACTACAGGTAAAAGCCGGAGCTAATAAGTTCTATACGTCAGAGCGTAAAAGCTATGACTACTGGACTAAACGCATTATGGAGGCCCAGACTAAAAAACAAGAACAGATCGGCTCTGTTATGCGGATGCGTGTGATGATGGACTTTGTTACCAAAGAAATCTATACTAAGCAATTACTTGCTGAAATAGAAGACAAGTGCATCATCTTCTGCAATACCCAGGACCAGGCTGACAGAATGTGTAAACATTCTTATCATTCTAATAATCCTGATGCAGAAGCTAATCTGGACGACTTTAAGCATAACCGCATCTCACAGCTCTCCTGTGTGCTGCAGCTCAACGAGGGTATTAACATTCCCAATCTAAGAGCCGGTATAATCCTGCACGCCTACGGTAACGAGCGTAAAAGCTCACAGCGTATCGGCAGACTTTTACGTCTGAATCCAGATGACATGGCCATTGTACATATTCTATGTTATAAAAGTACAGTGGATGAGAAATGGGTCAGGGAAGCATTGAAAGATCTGGACCCTGAAAAGATCAAACATCATCAAGTAGTTGAGTATGACCAATCATTTTAATTGCCGGTACATCAAACAACACGGTGTACTACAGATGCAGTCAAGTGCTCAATCCAAACAGTTTGAGCATTTTGTCAGCAGTATTCCTGAGAATACTATTGTAGAATGTTTCTATGAGATTCAGCATGATGATGGCACACTGCCTCAGCTTGCCAAACTGCACGTTATTATACGACAGCTGGCCAGTCATATTGGTGAAACCGTAGAAAACATGAAGCTGCTAGTAAAAGACAGAGCAGGACTTTGTATAGCCCGTGAGGTGTCAGGCAAAGAATACTTCCTGGCTAAAAGCTTTGGGGAGTGCTCCCGTGAAGAGCTCTCCCTGGCTATCCAGGCTGCCATAGAGATTGGCGAGGAGGTTAATTTTCTTGTGGGCTAATAGGCTCATCTATAAACAAGCCTTCATCAGTCACTTTTTTTTCTATGGTGCGTACAAGTAAAAGTAATGTCACCGCGTGATTCATCACAGGTTCATCAAAGATGTATGTGTTATTAGAGAGACCTTCTTGTAATTGGGTCTGCTGCTCTTCAGATAGCTGTTCCATGGTCCAGATCATGGCAGCTTGCAAAGCTCCAATAAAGGGTGTACCAAAGCCAACTTCTATCTGAGCATCAGCTTTTATTTTTCTTATTGTAGACATGACTAAGTATTTGTCACAAATTTAGACAACTTTTATGACAACAGCAGAACAAAATGTAGACCTTGAAGAGATCAGGTCCAGGTTGATTACCAAACTAGGACCATCCGGATGGGCTACTAAACTCAGAGGATTTGTACAATCCAGTGATTTCAGCAAAGTGCTGGAAACACTTTATAGCCTCCGTGAGGATGGCAAACGTTTTACACCGCCTCTAAAGCTGGTCTTTAGAGCCTTGGAAGAATGTCCTGTAGATAAACTCAAAGTAGTTGTTATCGGACAAGACCCCTATCCTTATTTAGGTGTAGCAGATGGTATATCCTTTTCCTGCGGACTAACACGTAAACCTCAGCCTAGCCTGCAGAAAATGTTTGAAGAGATAGAACGCACTGTACACCAGGGCTATCCGTCGCACCAGGATCCTGATCTGACCCGCTGGGCAAACCAGGGTGTGCTGATGCTTAACACGGCACTGACATGCCAGGTGGATAAAATCGGGTCCCATTATGACATATGGCAGCCTTTCTTGAACTATCTGATAGATATGCTCAGCCTTACAAGCTCTGGACTGATCTTCTGTTTACTGGGCAGTAAAGCCCAGGAGTTTGAAGGTCTTATTCCTCCCAGTCATTATGTACTTAAAGCATCTCACCCGGCTTCAGCTGCCTATAACAAGGGCAATTGGGACAGTGGTGATTTATTTAACAAGGTCAACGAGATCCTGACCAAGAACAACGGACCTCATTATAAAATCAATTGGTAACTATTAAAATCTGACAGCATGCCTGTAAACAAAGTGGATATCTACGTATCCCAGATCTTGGAAGATCTGAGCAATGGACTCACATGGCTCAAGCGTGACGACCAGGGATACGGTAGTATCCAGGAGAAGTATAACGCCAAGGACATTGACATTGCTAAACTGCGTCTAAACCCAAAACTGAAAAACGCAGAAACTACACTCACTATTTTTAATCTTATTGACGACACAGATGAACCCAACACAAATCTCTCAGGAGACATTAGACAAGCTGACGCCAGAACAGCAAGCACAGGTACTCAAGTACAGCAAGTATTTAGCTCCAGCACAAGTGGAAACGGTAATAAAAGCGTTCCTGAGCCAGAACCAGTCTTCAGCTCCCGTAGCGACGACGACAGTCTCTCAGCCTTCGCAGACTTATAACCTTCCCATTACTATTACTCCAACACCGCTAACAGCATCACTAGCAGCGGCAGCAGAACCAGCTCCTGAACCGGCAGCAGGAAGTCCAAAATTACCTAACAAAAAATCTGACATGAAGACAAAGTCTCTTACCAAGAAAACTGCACAAGACGTACGTAAGATTGAAACCTCTCTGATTGAGAAGGAAGAAGTATTTAAGATGCTGGCTCTTGCAGAGTCAACAGGTCTGCCTTGTCTGCTCGTCGGTGCTCCCGGCGTTGCCAAGACCAAAACCGTTATAGAATATGCCAAAGCCTGGCTGAATAAGGACGGTAAGATGACCGCCCAGGACTTTGCCCAGAAGATCTACATCCTGGAAACTGATGAGGGCACTAAAGCCTCAGAAGTAAAAGGCATGCCTGACTTGGGTAAGCTCTTTACGGAGAACAAGTATGAGCTCTCTGCTCCTATTGCAGAAGCTGAGATTGTCATCATCAACGAGGTGGATAAAGCCTCAGCCGCTATACGTAACGCTATGTTGGGTGTGATGAACGAGAAGTTCCTGTTCAACGGTAAGCACAAGATCCCCTGTAAGTGGAAATTGTTTGTGGCCACTTGTAACGAAATCCCTAAAGACGAGGTGGGTTCACCTTTCTGGGACCGTTTCATGCTCAAGCAAACCGTTACCAGGATTTCTGAAGGTCAGCTTGTGAAGTATTTCACCAAGGGTGGTCGTGATTACAGGGAGTCTTTCAACCTCTCTGTACCCAGCAAAGCTGAGATAGCTGCTGTAGATCTTCCCATCAACAAGCTGGAGAAATACATCCAGGTGGGCTATACACACAGCTCTGACCGTACGCTAACGTTTGTGCCTACCCTGGCAAGAGCGGTAAGCTACATCTGGGACGTCTCTATTGACAAAGCCCTGGTGAAGACTGCCCAGATCATGATCTCCCAGTCTGCAGGTTCTGAGCTTCAGAACAGGCTGATGAGTCCAGAGGTTAAAGCCGTGATGAGTAAGGTGGAGATGCTTCACAGCTACACATCCAACGAGCAGCTGGAACTGGCCATTGCAGAGATAGAATCTCTGATCAACACATACACGTCTAAAGGTATGATGGACGAGAGCCAGGTACAGGAGGTAGAGATCTCTATGAGTTACATCATTGAGAACCACCCTGCCCGTAAAGACCAGGAATCTACAGCAGAGTTTGATGCTATCATGGAAGAAGCTGTAGCACAACCCATGTCTCCCAACCCTTTCTAAGAATAGATCACTTTACTCCTGATGGTACGCCGGTGTTCAAACCGGCTACCATTCAGGAACTGAGTGATCTTTTAAATCAAGTATTTGATGAGTAAGAACAAACAGTATAAGAACGTATACACCATCTTGGAAAAAGCCAAGAAGGGTGAGCTGGACAGTTATTACAAAGGAGATGGTCTGTTTGGTAAGATAGACTTTTACAAGAAGCCAGATCTGATCAAACCGAACATGCACTACCTGGACGAAGACCGGTTGAAAAAGATCGTAGACGCACAGTTTACAGGTGCTAATATCACCGATTATTTTAAAAAGCTCCAGGGATACAGCAAGTTCAAGGCTATTGATGAAAGTAAAAAACCTGACCTGACTGCATTTACACAAAAAGCTTTTGCAAACCTGGGTAAGTTTCCGCAGCATATGGCTCGTGACATTCACAAGATGTTCTATCACCAGATAGACAAGCTTGAGTTTGAAGAACGTACAGCTAAAAACCAGCTGAAGTACAAGTTCTTAGAGCGTGCCAACAACCCTGTAGGTAAGATCATGAGTGAAGGCTCTAATCTGAAAAGCTCCATCTTTGCCCGTAACATTATGTTCCATTATGTCATGCAGATGACTGCTATGGAATACATAGATCCTGATCAGCATCAACAGATGTGTAATGGGCTAAACGGACAAAGTGATGAGTTCAACCAGGATGATGTTAACAAGATGATGGATAAGATGATGGACAGCAAGTTTGCTAAAGATCAGCTTGAGCAAGCCATGCAGAACGCTCAGGAGCTCTGTAAACAAATGGACAACGCCATGCCCGATGACATCCAGGAAAGAATGTTCAATGAAGCCAACAGAAACGGTGGTAATGAGACAGGTAAACTCTCTCCTGACTATATGCGCCAGATTGCTCAACGCTTAGAGAGTATATCTCTGTCTATGGGCAGCCTGAAAGAGAAGATTAAGAAGATGCTGGATAAAACCACGTCTTATTTTTCTGCTCGTGAGGTTGTCATCTATGAAGATCTGTTCAATTCTGATAACCTAGCGGGCCTGGACGAATATGTTATGCTCCATCCCAAGCTGCGTAAGGTTATGGCAGAAGACGTACAGATCAAAGACTCTAAACGCCTGGGTAAAATAGACATCTATATTGACGTATCAGGTTCAATGGGCTCTCCTTGCGGAGTAAAAAATGCCAATGGACAACCTATTAGCAAGATAGATTTCTGTAAGTCTTTTACGGCTAAGCTCCAGGAACTGAACATGCTCAACGATGTCTATCTCTTTGACACCCGCGTGAAGAAATACCGCAATGATATTGTGTCTATTGCCATGATAGATTGTGGCGGTGGCACTACAATAGACAACGCGGTAAGTAGTATAGAACGTGTAGGTAATAATGCCATTATTATCACAGACGCTGAAGATTCATGTTATTATTACTCTGAGAAAGCTTTCTTTATAGGCGTTAATGGAGCAAAATTTAACAGCTTTAACCCTCCTGTAATACAAAAGTATTCTGCAGGGGGTCAGGTGATAGAATTTGACGGTAAAAGAGTGTATAATATTGGCACCAATGGCTTGAGAGTTACCAACTAGTAATCTGATAACTGTCAAAATTAATTCAAGTTAAGCGTACTGCTTTGGTTGATAATTTAGCAGCAAAGATTACAACATGGCACGACCTAAAGCCCAACCTAAAGTGTTACCGATCACAGCTAAAGTTACCAGGAAAAAAAAGAATACACCAGTGTTAGATGACACTCCGCTCAAAGACCGGACATACATCTACAAGGTAGAATCTGGGGTGATTTTAGCCGGCGTGAGAAACAGTTCAACAGAGATTAAATTCCCATTTGCTCTGATGAATGTGGGTGACAGTTTTTTACTACCATCTAAAGATCCGGCTGCCAAAAGCCCTAATAGTTTACACTATTCCGCTAAGCAATATGCTAAGTTTAAACCTGGCTTTACCATAACGTCACGTTTACAACTAGACGGATCAAGAAGAGTGTGGAGGCTCAAGTAGCAACGGCTGTTAATTAAGAAGCCGGTGGATTTCTCCATCGGCTTTCTTTTACTTGCCTTGACCGCGGTATTTAGATACCGGCTTGTCTTTGGGTCCCCGTCTCTTGGTAGCATGTCCTTTACGACGCTTACCAAAACTGATTTTGCGGCTCTCACCGCCTTTAGCTTTTGCCATAGGTTATTGTTTTTTAGTAGAGTTAATCCCGTCTTCATAGGCCCTGTATTCTTCCAGGTCATCTATACGCTGCTCCTGTTCTTCCAGCCAGTCTTTTTTACGCTCATCTTTTTCTATAATCTGCTGGATCTTTACACCAGTATCTTTCTTTAGCTCTTCTATCTCAGCTCTCATCAGCCTGAACTCAGATACCACACCTCCGGCTATAAAGGCAACAGAGAGCACACCCACGATGACGCTCCAGTTGTCTGCCAGAAATGATGATACTTTATTGTTTTCCATTAGAAGATGATACTAAGTATAACGATAAGAAAGAATATACCGTAGTAGATATGATAGCCGTAGCGTTTCTGGAAGTTATAAGACAATCTGTCTATTATAGACGTTGTAGTGGACGAGATATAATCAAACCTGAGGCCCCTGAAGATATTCAAAGCTGTATCAAAGACTATTCTTCTCAGTGACAGCAGACCTATAACAAAAAACAGGTCTCTGATATAGAGATAAACCACAAAAACAATGAGCCCATGTATGAGCCCATTGATCCCATGATAGATCCGTTTATGCTGGGATATTCTAATAGCATCATGCTTAGCATGCAGGATGTTTAAACCTGCATACACCAGGGCTATCAGAAGTTTAGTTATGATCACGCCAGAAGTTTATGATACTCCTTAAAATGCTTGATACGGTCAGGTAAACCAATAGTACCACCGTTAACACGCTTAGTGATAGCAGTAACGTCAGCATCGGTAGCACCCTTGTCAGCAAGAACATTAAGACCGTTCTTACTCCAGAACCAAGCAGCACTAAGCAAAGGATACTTAGTAGCAACAAGATCAGGACTAGCCAGGATATCATCTTCAACGGTTTTGTCAAAAGCTGCATAGTTATCTTTTCCAGTAAGTTGTATATAACCACGACCACGGAACTTGTATCCTTCCTTAGAAGCCTCGTCACCGTTACCCATACGAGATCCATAAACCTTAGATGCAATCTTTTCCGGCTGACGCTCATAGGCTTTAGCCAGGGCTTCTGTAGGGAAGTACTTCTTAAAGATGGTCATCAAACCTTTGGCACCGTAGTTCAGGTTTTCCTGTGTGAGTTTAAACCCACCAGATTCATGTCCGCATTGGGCCAGAAAGTGAGCCAGTCTGAGAGGGGTGTTTACCTGGAACTTGTCCATAACACCAGGGATCTGTGCAATAACAGCGTCAGGGACATGTCCCTTGAGAGCATCTAATTTCATAGGATATTGGATTGATTATAAAGCCGAAAACAGAAACACCATAAACATGAGTACTACAGAAAAACCTACGTAGCTGCGTCTGTCCTTATCATGCCACTTTTCACGCTCCAGGTACATCTTTTTGTTCTCAGTGTACCAATACTGGAATGTATCAGCCTGAGACTTATATTTAGTAGCATTACGGTATTCACGATCAAAGTCAGCTTTTAAACTGTCTTTCATCTTATGGAGAGTCTTAATACTATCTTCCAGAGTGACAAACTTTTTATTGATCTGATTACCCTGCTCCAGGGTGATGATCACTACAGAATCTTTACCAATCTTTTTAACCGCCGGATATTGGGCTAAGCTTGAAAGGCTGAACATTATCAGTAGACTCAACAGAGTCCAATGCTTTCTTAGTTTCATACAGTGTGTGTTTGAGTTGTTTAACCTCAGCCTTCAGAGAGCTAATGGTATTAGCAGCCTTGGTCACGATCTCGGTAGTCTGCTGGTCTGCTTTAACAGCCTCCTCATGAGCTTCTGCCGCGACCTTTTTACTTTCCAATAAAAGTTTTTGGAACTCCAGTTCTCTACGGAGCTCCTCGTTAGTGTTCTGACCACTGACATTGCACGACAATAAGAATATGATTAGTATAACTACTCTCATTTGAGTGTACGGATTTGTTCTACCATATCAGATTTAGCACCAGCTGCTGCTTTTTCTATCAAGACATTACGCAGCTCCAGTTGCAGAGTGTCATTCTTACCTTCTAACTTATCTACCCTGATCTCTTGCTTAGACGCATTGTTTTCAAATACACCCTTGACATCTATATACAGATAACCTATACCTGTCAGGGCCAAAAACAATGTGGCTACAATAGGATTCTTCACAAACTCTTTGTAAGACACGGGCATCTTGAATGCACCAGTGGCTTTCTCAACAATAGAAGACGGTTTAGCCGGTGACTTGCGGACAGCAGGTTTCTTAGCTGCCGGTTTCTTAGCAGGTGTTGCCATATACAGTGTTTTTAAAATATTAGAACAGTTTCCAGTAGACGCTCACGCCCATCTGGGGCTGAAACTGCTGGTTGATACCGGCAGAGATGCCAAGTATTCGGTCCTTCTTGGACTTATAGAGGATGCCCGCATTGATGCTCTGCACCTCTGTTTTAGAGCCTATAATACCACCGCCTATATAAAACTGGCGTTTGGGTGGTGTAGGCTTAGTAATAGTGATAGTCTCTTTGGCAGTGGGTAACATGTAATCAGCTGTCCAGCTGCGTCCAAAGAGCTCATTGTTTTTTACCGTGTCGTTAACAACAAAGGTCCCCTTGATCTGAGGCACACGGAACGTATCAGAATAAATCTTCTTAGCCAGGAATTCCTTGGCAAGTTCCTCATATTGCACTTTTAGGCTGTCATACATAGGATTGGGTAGGTATTCCGGTGGTAAAGTGTCATGTATTACACTTTTTACCGGCACCTTTTTCACCACAATACTGTCATATTTCTGCCAGGCGGTATCACGCACTACAACGGTGTCAGCTTTAGCGGCATAGTCAGCACTGCCACCACAGCCAAATTCACGGAAAACAATAAACAGCACCAGGGCTGCTACAATGATATTAGTTAGCTGCTTCATCAGATTTTTTCTTGCTGAACTTATCTAAAGTGTCACCGGCCACCATTGCAATGAGTGTGATAGCCACCCATTCCACCAGGGAATCAGAAGGTTTGATGTCCCCGTGGGTAAAGCTGTTAGCCAGAAGCGTGCTGCCCAGGCACAGAGCCAGGAAAAGTCCAATTACTGGTTTCATAGAGGTAGATCCTCTTTCGTCTTTAAAAAGGTCAATAACCCATTGCTTGAAAGTCATACAGTGTTTATTTAAGCTTTAACAATCTTCTTGATATCTTCTTCCCGGACCGTCATAATGTCCTTATTGACCCTCACAGGGGCTGTAGGAATCTTTTCAAATGGAATAGAAGCTGTTTTACCGTCATAGAGCTGGCGTTCCAGGTTGTCTATACGGGTCTTATCTATATTAGACTGGGCCAACAGGGTTTTTACATCCTGCTTGACCAGCTCCAGATCACGCTTGATCTCTTTTAGGGTGTTGACGATGAACCACCCTACTACTGATAGTAATACGGGGAATGCCCAGATTTTAACCTTGTCCATTATCCGTTGCATTATTAATAGTTAGGATTTCTTGAACTCGTACACCAAACCAGCTGGTTTTTCAAAGCTGATAATCAAAGAGTTAGGGATAATGTTCCCAGCAGCATCCTTACGGACAAAGTAGCGCAAGCCTATAGGATGTGTAGTAGAAGCCACTACATTCTCAGCAGGGATGGCTATAATGTTGCTGACAGCAGGAATAGTTCCCTTCACACTCATCATGGTGCCTGGTATAGGATAACCATTACCGTCTTTTTGAGCATAAAAATTTGACATGACTGAAATTATTAAACAGATAAATATTAGATATGTAGACTTTTAATAGTCCCTACAATATAATATACAAAAAAACCCTGAAATAATGTAATTAGTTCTACATAAGTTCTATATTTGTAAACCCCATTCAGAAACTATGGAAACAATACAGTATGCCGCAAAGCTGGAAAGAAAGCTTGTTCAAGAATTTAAGACATTGTTTAAAGAAAAGCTAGGCTACACGCCGCTTGTATTTACTAAACATGACAAAGATGCTGCTGAAATACCGCTGATGTCCCTGCACGAGCTGGACGAACATTTTCAACAGTTTCTTCCTGTAAAATTTGGAGATAGAGTGCCGCTTCAGACCAAACGTAGGATGCGGGAAATTGTAGAACTCAGGTCCATATTCTGTCACTTTGCCAAGAACATGAAGTATTCCCTCTGTACCATTGGTGCACACCTGGGAGGTCGTGATCACACCACGGTGATTCATGGACTAAGGATATTCAGAGACCTCATGGAAACCAATGACACGTTCCGGGAGAAGTATTTAAGTATCCGCGCACAGATTGTTAAAGATACAAAACAAGTAGAGTATGAGTCACTCCCTGTGGACAGCTTGTTGGACACACAACCTGCCTCCCAACCAGCTCTTCTTCCTTGATTGCTGCCGTAACAACATATCCCCTGGTAAGATAATCAATGTAGAAGCAGAGATGATGTTTGCCCAGGCTTGCGGGTATCTGGACAAGGAGGGTAAGTTGACTGACAAAGCCATAGCTGTCCTGGACAGTATGGAAGCAGAAGTAAAGAACAAGAAGGGAAGAAACATCCAGGATATTCTTGGACCTGATTATTTAGATAAGATCAAAGAGTATCGTGAATACTTTCCAGGTCAGCGTCTCTCTCACGGAGAACTGGCCCGCCAAAGTGTCAACGAGCTAAAGGAGAAGTTTGTATGGTTTTTTAAGACCTATACTGACTATGACTGGGATATTGTACTGGATGCTGCTAAATATTACACAATCATTAAGGAACGTGAAGGCTACCAGTACATGACTACCAGTGCTTATTTCATCAAGAAGACGGACCCCCGGACCAAAGACACTACGTCTAAACTGGCTGACTTCTGTCAGCTGATCCTGGATAATCCGGAAGTATTACTAAACCTATAACAAGTATTACATGACAAAATTCCAGAGAGGTATTCACTCTCTGCTATTAAGCCTTGCCTTTTCTGCACTTAGCTGGATGATTGTAGACAGCTGTATTATCAATATAGCTTTTTACAAGTATCTGATGATTGAAGTGCTTGTGACCCTCAGCATGAAACTGTATGTATTCACTCTTACTAAAACCAATTTACAATGACTGACGAGAAATTATTAGACCTGTATGAAAAAAGTACCCACGAAATACCTGGTACAGAAACTATAAGAGCCATTGATTTCAGGATGTTTAAAGCAGTAGCTGAAATCATCCTCCATGATGGTTATACAGAAGGTGTTAATAAAGGTATGGACACCATGGATAAAGCAATAAAGAATGCTTTTAATCTGATTGCCATATGATGACGTTTCCATTAAAATATGGAGCTAAAACGTATGTAGAGGTACTTGACGAGGCCTTAAAATATATAGAGGAACGCAGGAGTGGCAGAATCACATCATTCAAGACCCCCTGGTCCGGACTGAACAACGCAGGTATTAACGGTTTAGAATGGGGCAGCATGCTCACCCTGGCGGCCAGACCTGGTTCTGGTAAAACTATGGTGGCGTCCCAGATTATCCGTGAAGCCATTGGTCGCAATCCTGGTCAGCAGTTTAACATACTGGAATTCCAGTTTGAGATGGGTGCCAAGCAATATGGCTCCCGTGACTTTGCTGCACAGATTGCCAAGGACTATAATGTAGTGCTGAGCTCTCACCTGCCGCTGGATGAATTCAGTATGCAAATGCTGGAGAAGTACAGGGCTGAAACCAGGGCTATGATGAGCCTGGGTGTACATAGATTATTCTTAGGCACACCCATGACACACGAGATGATCTACGAGGCCATCCATTATTACTATGCTACACTGCCTGGTAAAGATGGGAGGCCCAGTAATAATCCTCTTGTAGTGACTATAGATCACTCATGGCTGGTAAAAAAGAACGCCTCAGAAAAAGAAAAGATCAGCACGCTGTATAATACGGTGGAGATGCTCATGAAGATTAAAAATGAGATTCCGGTTATTATCATTATGCTCTCACAGCTGAACAGGTCTATAGACGAAGCGTCCCGTAGACTACCAGGATCCATTGCCAACTATCCCACTTCAGGTGACATCTTTGGTGGTGACGCCCTGATGCAGGGTTCTGACATGGTGGGTATACTAAACAGACCTGCTAAAGCAGACATCCGTTGCTATGGTCCCATGAAGTTTAAGTCTGATGAAAACGACATCTTCCTACATCTTGCTAAAGTGCGTAACGGTAGCAACAAAGATGACCTGCTTTATTTTAAAGCTGAGTTTGAGCGTCAGCGTATGATAGAAACAATACCTCCTGTACAGCTTATACAAAGCACACCTACAGCAGGAGGATTCAGGACTCCCGGAAAGCAGAAAGCTCCATCTGCTGATGTAGGTAGTGAAATATGATTTTATAACTTAAAAACCATACAATGTCTATGTATAGTAAAACGCCCGAAGAGGTAAGAGAATGGAAAGCCCAGAAGCTGGAAGCCATTCGTAACCACCACATTGACCTGATCAGAGATTTGGCAATCTCTCCACTGGACTTCAACATGAAGATGCCGTTTTATGATGAACATAAAAGGTATGTTGTTGGAGTGTTTGCCTCCGAGTTCAAACGTGAGAAAGGTTTCTACTTTGAACTTGTCACCAGAGCTTTAGATCCATTGCATTCTGACCGCAGGGTGTACAGGGTTCCTCCCAGCACGTCTTATGACGAAGAGTATGAACTTAACGAAAAAGGTTCTTACCTAGTGCCTCTGGAAGAACTCAGAACCATCAATCCCCAGTCGGTGGCTATCAGTAAATCCTCAGCTGTCACCAGCACAGATAAAGTGTTCAGCTCTAAAGATGCTGTAAAACAATCAGAGCCTGCACAGAAAACATTTACTGAACCTACGGCAGATGCTCCTTATTCTGATATGACCATCCGGGATTACATGGCCATCCACACAGGAAAGCCCGTGAGTTTAAAACCGTGGATCAATGAACTGGTATCACAAAAATATAACACATTACCGTTTTAACTATGGCACAAGGTATCCTAATTATTGCAGACCCCGGTTGTGGTAAATCAACCAGTATAGAAACCCTGGATCCCCAGGAAACCTTTATCATCAATGTGGCCAATAAGCCGCTACCCTTTAAAGGCTGGAAGAAGAAATACATCCAGTGGAGTAAGGACAACCCCAAGGGTAATCTGTATGGTGGCTCAGCTGCCCAGCAGATAGAAGCCTGTTTGCGTTATGTCAACGAGAAGCGTCCTGAGATCAAGACTGTTGTCGTAGATGACTTCCAGTACATGAGCTCTTTTGAGTTCTTTGACTCCGTTGATGAGAAGGGTTATGAGAAGTTCACCCGCATCGGTGCCAACCTGGCCCGTATTGCACGTCTTCCCAAGGACCTGAGAGATGATCTGACCATCATCTTCCTCACCCATTCAGAAGAGTCCACTGACATGGAAGGTAAACGCAAGGTGAAAGCCAAGACCATCGGTAAGATGGTGGACGAGAAGCTTTCTCTGGAAGGTTTATTTTCTATTGTACTCTTTGGTAAGGTGAAGAAAGAGAAGGACGGTGGTGTACGCTATGTGTTTGAGACACAGAACAATGGCGAGAACACCTGTAAAGCTCCCAGAGGAATGTTTGACTCTCTGGAGATCCCTAATGATCTCAAGCTGGTTAAAGATTCTATTACATCATTTGAGAACTAATTTTTTATTCATAATCTAAACCCCCTAACATGTTCAGTACAAAAGGACAAGAAGTAAAGACCACCGGAGGGGTGGAAAAATCCCTTCAACCAGGTGTAGTGTATGCACACATCTTTGATGCAAAAGTAAGAACCTCTACCAGAGGCGATAAAAAAGTGTTAGAACTGACACTAGAAGGACCCGCACTGGAAAACTTTGAGGGTTGGACTATTGTCAAGGGTGATGACAACGGACCCCGCTTTAAGGGTCAGTCAGGTCGTGTAACCGCCACCATGTGGACAGATCAGTTCAACGAGACTAATCCCATGAAAAATGAGATTATGTTCAAGCTCATCTCAGCTGCTATTGAAATGGGCCTGCGTGATGAAATTGACAACATCACCGCTCCTACATTAGAAAGCTGGGTAGTAGCTGCTGCTGCCATCCTGAAGGGTCACTATCTCTACTGGTTTTTGAAAGGTACAGAAGAGGAGTACAATGGTAAAACCATCGTAAAGCTCTCCTTACCTAAGTATAAATTCTGTGCTCTAGATGAGAGCAAGCTGGAAAGGTTTGACAAAACCAACCAGTATCATTACAAGCCCCTGTTGACCAAATCTGTCACAAGCTTTGAGCCTGTCAATGATGACTTTGATATGTAATATCTGACATACATCTACGGGGAGGGTTTCTACTCTCCCCTATTTTTTTAAATCATCTGAGTATGTTCTCTACCAAGAATCTTATAAACGATATTAAAGCGGTACCTATACCGTGGGTATTTGAACATTTCTGCAAGCTGAAAGAAAAGCTTAATGGTCAGGATGTTAAGATCAAAAGCATGTTCAACCCGGCAGAACGCACCCCCAGCATGTGCGTATACTTTGACGCAGCTAAGAAAGCCTATAAGTTCAAGGACTTCTCCACCGGTAAGGGAGGTGATCATATGACCCTGATTAAAGAGTTGTACAATGTCACCTATCCTAAGGCCAGCAGTATTATTATTGAACAATACAATGACTATGTCTTACACAATAACGGCGGATATGATGTTAAAGAATTCAAGCAGGCAAGTAAGTATAAGGTATCACAGTGGTCATTTAGATCCTGGAACACCTCTGACCAGTACTTCTGGACTCAATTTAACATCGGTTCACGACTCCTGGAAGAGTACTTTGTCAAGCCCCTGGAATATTACGTTCTATCTAAAGAGGTGGTAGGACAAGATCCCATCACATTGACAATCCGGGGTAACTATCTATACGGTTATTTTAAAAAAGACGGCACCCTCTTTAAGATCTATCAACCCAAGACTAGTGACAAGAAGTTTCTCAAGATCCAGGACTACATACAGGGATCCGAGCAGCTGCACGATCACCCCACACTGGTCATTGCCTCCAGCCTCAAGGACATCATGAGTCTCAGGAGCTTAAAGCTCTCTGTAGATGTAATAGCCCCTGATTCTGAGAACAGCGTTATTAAGAAGTCTGTTATGGAAGAGTACAGAAAAAAGTATAAATCCATTATAGCCCTTTTTGACAACGACCCTGCCGGCATAAAAGCTATGGAACGCTACAGGGATGAATATAACATCCCTCCTGTACTGCTCACCATGAGCAAAGATCTGTCAGACTCTATCAGAGATCATGGAGCCAAAGAAGTCCGCAACCGGCTGGTTCCTTTATTAAACAAGATAATTCAGAACAATGCCTGAACTGTTACACGAAGACTATTCTGTAAAGATTATCAGTATTGTCAGAAGCACAGTGGCTCCCAAAGCCCTGATGGGTCTGAATAAGTTTATGGTGTTCCAGGATCTGGACGCCAGGCTCCAGGAAGATCTGTATTCCCTGGAAGACGCAGAGCCAGGCACCCTACACCCGGACCTGGAAGAAATCCGTCAGCTCTGTAATAAACATGAAGCTGCATATTTTAGATTGGTTAAAATGTAGAACTACATTATATTTGTAGACCTAACCTCTACACATAATGCCCCGTACTACCAAGAAAACCAAGACCCCCAGAACCAAGACACCTCGTACAAGAAACAACGGTACCATGACTGAATCAGCTTTTTGGAGCTTTATCAGAAGTGCCCTGCGTCAAAAGTCCAGGTTCTGGAAGCCTATAAAACAATGTAAGGAAAACTCCCGTAGAAAATACCATGGTCCCAACAAGCGGCAGAAGTTTGAATATCTCTGTGCTCATTGCAACCAATGGTTTCCGGAAAAGCAGATTAACGTAGATCATATTCAACCAGCAGGATCTCTTAATAATTCCCAGGACCTACCTGGATTTATTGAAAGACTGTTCTGTGAAATAGATAATCTACAGGTACTCTGCACAACTTGCCATGATAAAAAAACCCAGATGGAAAAATCCACTGGATCTCTTCCCCACCTGCTGTCTTTACGCAGGGGAAGATCTAAACATTAAAAACCAATAAACACAAAGGTTATGACAATCTATGTTGTAAAGTATCTGGATACTGACATCCAGCAGAAAAGACACTTTGCCACCAGCCGTTTTCAGGAAGCACAAAGAAAGGCGCGTGAACTGGCTACCTCAGGTAAAGCTGTAGTATTTGATAACAATGGAGAGTATGTAGAAAAACATCGTCCTAACACCCAGGATGAAGTGATTAATCTTTTAAACTCACTGTAACATGGCTGAGCTACATGAAACCATTATGGGCCGTAAGCTTATAGAGCATACGTTGCCCAATATAGGTGAACAACTTGAGCGTATTGCAGATGCGTTAGAAAAGAACGCTGCTTCACAAACTATTACAGTGACCGTATGCTACTATATCAACGAAGAAGACGGTAAGAAGATTTATGATATAGAGCACATGTATAAAGAGTTTGAGCAGAAGATTTTTGATTTGGAACAAGCAAACGTATAAGCTATGATTTACCCGCTGGAAAGTGTAAACACCGATTATTATATAGATGCGTTGGATAAGGCCAACAAAAAGATAGAACAACTCTATCATTTTATAGAAATGACGGAGGCCCTCACGTATGACCAGGCTACGTCTAACCGGATTTATTCATTCTTACAAGAAGAAGGTATATGGCCAAAACAAAAATGACCCTCAGAGAAAAACTGGTTGACAACATCCTCTTTTATGCAGGAGATGAGTATGAAACTAAAGACCAGGTACTCGTATTAGCTACTGAATCAAAAGAAAAGCTGATAGATAGACTCATTGAGATCCTTGACTATTACTATAGTGAGTATGACGAAACTGAAAACAATTAATCATGACTACAGAAGAAATCATAGCCAAGTATCCCAAGATCTTTCAGGACTACGAAGGTAATCCTGGAAGAGTAAATTGGTATGGAGTACCTGATGGTTGGTTACCTATTGTAGACAAGCTCTGCGGTGCTATCCAGAATTATATAGATCATACTATCAGGTATACCAAAGGTGAAAC